AGGTTTAGAAAAATTTTATTTAAATTCTGGAATGATAACACAAAAAAAGATAGCCATGGAACATATCTTTAAAGAAAACTTTACCTATTAGATGAGACTATATAATGTATATGGAAAGCTTCAAAGCAAGAAGGTCTCAAAATATCTTATAGATTGGGATGCTAAATCTAAATCTAATATACAATTTAAAACCAAACAGTTTCTGAAGCCCTATTGGCAAAACCATATTGTTTACGAGGAGTTTCCCGTATATGGAACGAGACTAAAGGTTGACTTCATTAACGCGACAAAGAAAATATCGGTGGAAGTTAACGGAACACAGCACAGTAAATTTAATAAATTTTTTCACAATAACTCAAGAGCTAATTACCTTGAGTCAATAAAGCGAGACGTTAAAAAAAGAGAATGGCTTGAATTAAATAATTTTTTAATAGTAGAAATAGAACAAAATGAGGTGAAAAAGCTAAGCGAAAAGTGGTTCAAAAAAGAGTTTGATATCACCCTTTAGTTATTGTGTAATAAATACTGTGAAAGAGGAACCATTTAAAATACCTCCTTCCTTACTGGCACAGATAAATGAATGCTCAAACGGGGGGTACGTATTGTTTACATTCGATTCGGCGGGGAGTCCAGTAACTCATTCTCATTTTGATACGCCAATGAACGCCATGGCCTTAGAATATTATATAGACCACTATATAAAAACGTTAGAAGCCATAAACTTAGAAACTTCCGTTGGTTTTTATTCTGGAGACTTTGAAATAGAAGAAGATAATGAAGATGGGGAAGAACCAGACTGGCCAGAAGGCGATGACGAAGAAATAGAATAAAAGCTTTGACCCAAATATGTATTCGTGCTATAACTAAAGCATGACAAACGTATCAGTTCAATTAGAAAAACACGTGTTGGGAGGTTTACTACGAAACCCCCAAACATTAGCGGATGTAGAACCATTTATTTCAGAAAAAGATTTTTATGTAAAAGCTCACACAATCATTTATAAAGTATTAAAAAATTCAATTTTAAAAGGTGACAATGTAGACAGTGTAATTGTTTCACAGAAAATCAAAAGCTGTGGAGCAGAAAATTCTTTTAGGGAATGTTTTGGCAATGACATCTCAATCTTTGATTACCTAGATAATTTAAGCTATATACAAATCACAAGCGGTGGGGTTATTAAAGCAGCCCAAGAGCTTGTATTCATGAGAGTAAAAAGGGAAGTCTCTGAAAGTGTTGAAGAAATCAAAAGATTGGCGTCTTCAGGAGGAGTAGACAACCTTGGAGATTTCATATCAGAAGCAGACGCAATATATCACGAAAGAATGCTGTCTTATACAGACGTAGAAGATAAGCCTCAAGATTTATACGAAGACATTTTAAAAGACGTTGACGAAGCTGACGTTGTAGATAACTTTGGATACTTAACCCCCTTCCCCGAGTTCAATAGACTCTATGGCGGATTTAGACCCGGAAACGTATACTGTTTTGCGGCAAGACCGGGACAAGGTAAGAGCACCTTACTGAACCATCTCGCCATGTCAATAGGTTCAAAATACGATATACCAGTCTTAATTATTGACACGGAGATGCAGACAAAAGACATCAGGACAAGAATGTTAACAGCTTTATCTGGAGTCCCCATGTATATGATTGAAACTGGACAATACAAAAGAAATAAAGACTTATACGAAAAAGTAAGAAAAGCCGCGATGGAATTAGAAAAAGTTAAAACGAAAGTTAAACACTATCAAGCTGGAAATAGGTCTGTCGGACAAATTATGTCAAAGGTAAGAAGGTGGATTCTGTCTGATGTTGGCAGGGGCAATCCGGCGATTGTTCTTTATGACTACTTGAAGCTCACGGGAGAAAAGGTTGGTCAAAACTGGGCAGAATATCAAGCGATGGGTGAGAAGGTCAGCCTATTCCATCAATTATCTATGGAAGCAAACATTCCCGTATTAACAGCAGTTCAGGCGAACAGAACCGGAGAAAGCTTTAATAAAAAATCTTCACAAATATCTGATGATAGCTCATCAATGGCTGTGTCTGACCGAATACAGTGGTTTTGTTCTCTAACGGCGGGAATACGGAGAAAAACAATTGAAGAAATTGCAGAAGACGAAGGCCTGTCTCAAGAAGAGGCTGAAAATCAACACGATAATAGAACATTAGATAACCTTAGATTTGGAACACACAAGTTAACAGTATTTAAATCTAGATTTCAAGGAGAAAATGCTCCGGGACATCACGACTTACATAGAAGAACAATGGCTGATGGTAGCTTTAAATATGAGAATAATTATTTAAACTTGGAAATGAATAATTTTAAGGTAGAAGAGAAGGGTTCTCTTGAGCACATTATACGCAGACAACAAGGCAGAGCAAACCTAAACGACGAAAACTCAAACGATGGCGACCTCATTTAAATGGACGTAAAACAAACGCTAATAGAGTTAGGGTATTCCAATATAAAAGATTCCGGAGAATTTTACAGAACGAAACCAATCTATAGGGGCTCCGATAACGAAACGTCCCTATCTGTGAATAAAATCACGGGTAGATTTGTTGATTTTGGTAGAAACATAAAGGGTTCTTTTGAGGAATTAGTTAGGCTATCTTTGAGATTAGATAAAATAGAAGACGCAAAGGCTTGGATATCAGACAAAACATCACACTATACAGAAGCCCCAAAATATGTAGTCAAAATTTCAGAACAAAAAATCTTTGATGAAAACCTTTTAGATAAAATTGAAGACGATCAAAGGTACTGGGAAGACAGAGGGGTCTCAACAAAAACCTTAAGAGAATTCAAGGGGGGAACAGTTTCTTCTGGAAAAATGAAAGACAGATATGTTTTTCCAATTTTCAATTCTAAGGATAAGATTGTTGGATTCTCAGGCAGGGACTTAACGAACTATAAAAATTCACACAGACCAAAATGGAAACATATTGGGTCCAAGTCCACTTGGATATATCCAGCTTTTTTAAATTCTAATATTCTTTTAAAAAATAAAAAAATTATCATTGTTGAAAGTATTGGGGATCTGCTTGCCCTGTGGGATGCTGGCATTAAATACGTAACTGTCTCTTTTGGGTTGGACATAAGTTCTCAGCTGCTAAACTTTCTCTTGAAAATTGACCCAAATGAGGTTATACTATCTTTTAATAACGACGAAGCTAACAATAGCGCTGGCAATAAAGCAGCAGACAAGGCTTTTAATAAATTAAATAAATATTTTGATCCCAAACAAATAAAAATTATCTTACCAGATAAAAAAGACTTTGGGGAAATGAACAAGGAAGAAATAATAAATTGGCAAAAAAAAATATAAATTACTTATCCGCCTCTAGAATGAAAACTTTAGAGTCGTGCAGTTGGCTTTACTGGTGCAAGTATGTATTGAAATTACCAGACTCCACAAACTCCGGAGCACAAAAAGGCAGCATCTGTCACCTAGTTCTAGAGCTGCTTTTAAATCCCAAACACAAGAAACACTTCACAGCCATCACAAAACTTTCTGACATGGAGGCGTCAGAAGCGGTAACTCGATTAGTTATCAAACACCTTAAAAGAGATGGAATATATGAAGACGAACACTATGAAGACATAAGAAACATGATTCCAGTTGGGCTAAACTGTGACTTCTTTGGAAAGGGAGGCAAGCTAGAAAAGCCTGAATACGAATTTAGAATTGAAAACAAAGACCCCAAGTATTGCATAATGGGTTATATAGATAAAGCCGTAAGTTATAAAAAAGATAAAAAAATGTTAATTTCGGATTACAAGAGCGGTAAAAAGAAATTTGAAGGAGAAGACTTAAAATCAAACATTCAAGCCATGGTTTATTCCCTCGCCTCTAAAAAGACATGGCCAGAACTTAAACCAATTGTAAGGTTCATACATTTAAAATATGGGGAAAACCCAATACAAGAACTTGAATATAGCGAAGACGCCCTAAAAGGGTTTGAATATTATCTAGAAGGTATTTATAAGCAGATGGAATCCTTTACCGAAGAAGCTTCCAGCTCTAACCTTGCCGCCTCTCAGTCTTTCCCCAAAAAAGACGAAGGATTTAAAGGGCCACTTCTATGTGGTTTTGCTAAATATCCGGGACATCTTAAAAAGGACGGCTCTGTAATGTGGCACTGTTCTTTTAAGTTTCCTTATGACTATTACATTTTAGAAGATAAAAGCGGAAAACAATTAGCCTCCTCCAAAGAGGAAAGCGAATTAAAATCAAAAAAGAAAAGAGGGCAGAAGATAATTAAAAAACATTACGAAGGTTGCCCCGCTCACAATTCTAAGGCTCAAGACGATTTTGAATTCTAATATTTCTTTTTTTTATTTAAGCATTTTTATTCTTGACTAGTTTCCACAAAAGCATTACTGTTAGATCAACGATATGAGCGTACCTATTTTTAAAAGCCACTATTCCCT